CTTATGCAAGATAAAATATCCCCATAGGAGTTGAACTCCTATGGGGGTTTATTTTTTTAGTTATAATAAGTTAGAGTGTAGTCGAATTCGATATTCTTACCAGCACCTGAGCAGTATACAATAACTAAAGTATTTGTTTTCTTAACCCATACTTCACCTAGACCGCCATTTGGATTAACTGTTGGTGTAATAGATACACCAAAAGATGTATTACCGAATTCATGTCTAATAATAGTACCATCTGTACCATTAAAGATACCTGTACCAACTAAGAATGCAGACATATCTTTCTTAAGAGAAAGTTGTTCACGTT